NTTTCTTTTTCTGGAACTGGAACATTTACTAGCCTGCACATCATGATTTGGCTCGTGTTTGGCATTGGTGTAATTCTAATGGCCCTTTCCATATATAATTTCCGCCGATCTTCTTTGTGCCATATATCAGCGGCACGGGAATCCCGGTCTCTGCCGAATTCAAACCCAATGCAGTATAGGGGTCTGGTTTCTCCGGTTTTTGAGGCCATGCTAGCGAACCTATTGCCGATGTTGCTATTATGGCATACGGATTCCAACCGGTTAATGCCCCGGTCAAAATAACCGCCCCGGTTTTAATTTGTTGTTTCTGTGCTTCGGTAACCATTATTTGGCCCTGTATATTCCTCTAATTCTCGTCCAGAATGCCTTTATGGGATGTATCATTACTTCCCGTCCGCTCACTGCATGTATAAAATTATCTTCCGGTAATACGATCCCCAAATGGCTTTCAACATGTGCAAATTCAAAACTAATAACATCTGCAATTTGTCTCGCCTCTATATCGACTTGTATTGCGAATTTCAACAATTCACGGACAAATGTTTCCTTGTCAACATCCTTTCCCATATGCCAATCTTTGTGCTGTGCCGGGGGTTCATATCCGGGCAACACCTTTCCGGCTTTTTTGAATACCGATAGAATGAATCTTGCGCAATCCACTCCCCGGCCCTTGAAACATGCCCCGAACCTATACGGCGTTCCCTTCCAGCTCAATGCCTCATCTATGGCTATATCCTTCCATGTTCTTTCCATTACGGTCATATCAATGCTTCCTCCGGCCTCGGTATATGCCGAAATCCCCCATAATTAGTCGCATTAGAAAATATAGAATTACATAGCGTTCTCGTTCTTTGGCAATGCGGATATATTTTATATGTTTCTCCCGCCGATACCACATTGGTAAAATCCGGGAACACATTTATAACTCCCTGCGTATAACTCGATACCATTCTCTCTTCGCCATCATTATTCCCGCTGGTCATTTCCACATATCCAAAATTATAATAATCATCCGCCTCTGTTCTCCCGGAATCATTAATGGTGTTCGCATCTCCCGAATCCACTGAACCGGTTGCTGCCCATGCGGATTTAATTAACTTACAATCACTGTCAAATATTCTATACGGGCAACTATCCTCATATAATATTTTCGGTAACTTTCTACGGGAAAAATTAAATATATTAACAAACGTTATAGATACTGCATGGTAATCATAATCAACATTTCCGGTTTTCCCCTTAAATCCAATACGATATTTTGTTAAATCTGTTCTATCTACCTGATAAAATGTTAATGTTGCATTATCCAAATATCTATCATTCAATTTTGATGGAGTTATATAGTCCGAATGCCTCGGAATGGTAATTGTTTTCTCGCCAGCCGATAATGTGCTGGTTCTTCTAACCAGATCACTCCTCATTAATGGAATCGGAGTATATGTATGGTTGTCAAATATAAACTGTTCGCCTTTTTCAAAGTCAGTCCAATAATATACGGAACTATCCGACAATACAATTTTATATAATTCTGCTAATTTTAATTTTTCAGCACTGGTAACTAAGCTCATGGCTGTACCAAAATTTCCTCTAAAATCACATCGGCAATCTGCCATACTTGATAATTGGTTTCAAGTATATCCAATATCTCGTTCCCGAAATGTACACGCCTATAATACTGGTATGTAGCCGTTATCGCCGCCGCCGCTCCGGGGATATATCCCGCTTGGAATATTGTCCTTCCATCATCTGTCAGAGCCAGCGTATAAGCTGTTCCATGCGTTTGTGATGTGCCGTCTACTTTTATTGTGTATGAACCCCCAACAATATTCCATCTATCAAATCCATTCTGTGTTAATTGAAATGTTGCTGTACTCCCGTCTCCCGTTCCAATATTTTCATCTGTTACCTGATATGTTCGTTCGTCATAAAACAAAAACGTATCATGCGAACCATCCCTATCCTCAAAGAAATCCATGAAATCAGCTTTTTCGGAATTGGTTATATTGATAAAATTCAGCATATATACCATCTGGTCTTGATCGCTATTCTGTAAACTCTGTCTTGTTCCGGCAACGCTCCTAACTTCTGTGTTCTTATGCATTTGCCTCCGGGCCATCGGGAATCCCCAAGGTGCGCTAACTTCATCATTAAATACTAAATCACTCATAACAACATACCTCCCAAGGTCTTGGATTTCTGTATTACCGCTGGCACAACAAGCGGGTCTTTTGTCAATGCCCTGTAAACATCTTGTGAATCCATTGCGCTTATGCTTATATTGTATACCGGGCCACCACCACGATTGCCTTTTATGATCTTGAATAATTCCGCCTGTTGCTGTTTGTTTAAGAACATTTCTCCCGGCTGTGCCATAATGGGTATATGTCCAGTAGTATTTCCCGGCACAACTCCGCCATGTTGCATTACGCTTAATTCTGGTATCGGTGTAGTTGCGGGAAACATGCCTTTCATCATACGCATTGTAGCTACCTGTACCGCTATTTTCACAAGCGCTCTTTCAAAATCAAATAAATAACTTTGCAATCCCTTAAATTCCCCGGTAACGGCATCAAAGAAAAATGTTTCCATAGCATTTGCCATGCTCTTACTAACCTCTATCGCAATCGTAGTAGAATCCTCAAAATCTTTTACAACACCTTCCCAATACTTTCCTACTGTCTTAATCTGTTCACCGTATAAATTCCAATGTCTTTGTAAATCCTCCATATATCTATTAAGATCGGCAACCGTATCAACCTGTGTATCTAATTCTTTATTCTGCTTCCCCATTAAACCGGTTATTTCCAATTCCAAGCTAAACCCTTTTTCTCTGAATTCACGAAACGCCCTTAATGCAAGTAATTGATCGAATAACTCCTTTTTCTGTTGTGTTAATTTCTTTACCGATTCTCTGGCATTTTTCTGATAATTCTTACTCATCCTCTGCATTGTTTTTTCTATTCCCAATATCTTATTATCCAATTCCACTATCTGTCTCGCCGCATTTTTAATTTCAGTTTCAATTCCGGTTGCCAGCCCGAACCGTTCCAGTACATCAAATAGGGTAGAAATCAAATCAAAGAATTTCTGCAATCCCATCCCCATTGATGTAACCATATTCATAACAGCACGGCCTATCGCCGGAAGATTGGCAATAATATTTCTTGCAATATCACTCCACCTTTTAAAATTTGCCACCCAATCGCCAACCAAATCCATCATCGCACCACTTCTAATCATATCAAGGAACTTTTCATGGAAATCCCTTATCACTCTTCCGGCATGTGTTCCTATCTCGCTTATTTTTCCTATAACCTCATCGGCCCTCAACCATTGCATAATAGTTCGGCCCAAATCTTTTAATTCCGCAAACAATCCGCCCTCCGCCGGGCCCGCAATAGCAAGTTTTATCTGTGTAACGCTATCCTGTATCATTGATGTAATACCCGTCCATGTCTGCGCCATCTTTTCACTCATTCCGGCTATACCATACTGCGGATCGGTCAACACATCAATCAATGCTCTTTGAAATTCCGGTAAAGTAACCTTAGAGAATTCCTGTACCTCTAATTTCTGTCTCATTATAGCCAACAGTGCCGCACCCGGCCCCATCGCCCTGATCTGTTTTGTCCCCCATGCACGGCCTATAATATTAGCGGCATGTTCCATATTCGTCCCCATCAATACACTTGCATCCGCCACACCGATTATGGCCATTTCCATATCACGGCCCACAACCTTAAATGCCTCTAATATCTTGCCACTCTGTGCGATCTCATCAATGGTAAATGGAATCTTCTTTGCAGTTTCCCATAATTGCTCAAACGCCCTATCGCCCTCTTCTATCGAACCACGCAAACTACGCATCTGTATCCGCATTATCTCAAAACTATCCGCTGTTTTAATACTTGCCTTAATTAAATTGGTGGACATGTTTATCATCTTTTTCATGGCAAACACACCACTTGCAAGAATAGCAGTTGCAAAAGCCAGTACAGAAGCTTTCATTACCCTAAATGCTTGTTTAACTACTTTCCGGGCCTTGTTTGCCCGGCTCTCCATGCCATCAAATGCTTTTGCCGTATTATCTTTTGCATTTAAGATAATCGTCATTTGTTTTGTGTTACCGGCAAACGAACCCAATAATTCAGTCATCTATCTTCTCCCTCGAATTTCTCTCTCGTTCTATTTTCATTCTAAGCCCGTGTATATATGCCAATCTTTTCATTAACCATTCCGGTTGCTCCATACTGCCCCCGCTAAATGGTAAAAATCCAGCCTGATAATGCTGGTAAATTTCAAAAAGTTCCCAAGAGGATTTCTTGACGAGTTTAACGGGGCATTGATAAAAATGTTCGGCGGTTTCCCTGTAGGTAAATACCGGATAATCTTTTTTCTCGCACCCATATTTCTCCCGCCTGTCTTTGCATCTCGCTTTTTCCTGTGCCGTATCGTTTCGGGGGGTGCATAAATCGCAGTTGAATTTATCGTTATATACCGCACACAATACGGCATATCTCAGTTTTTTGCTTCATCGGCCTTTATGCTGGTTCGGTTTATTGCATCTCCAACGATCTCCATTGCAAGCATCGGGCCAATCGCGTCAAGGAATTTATCAATTTGTCCGGTAACCAATTGTCCGTTGATCTTAAAATTCCTTACTTCCTTGCAATGTGATTCAATATATCCATATATTGCACCTTCTATCGAATCCCCTTTTTCCTCAAATGCCTCAATGATCTTTTCAGCAGTATCTTTTTCTCCCGATCCTGCAATGAGATTATATATTGCACCGATCTTAAAAGATTCCATTTTCTTCATGGGCCTCATAAAGAATTCGGTTTTGGGATCTCCCTTATCTTCACCGGATACAAATATATATTCCTCTAATACAATTCCATCTACAGCCATATCATTTTCCTTTCTTCGGGCCGTTAATATGCCCTAAATCGAAATTCGTTATCGTCTCCTATTGCGATATACGGTACATCATATATATCTATCCCCTCCCTTGCTCCGGGGGTAACATTCCGGTACTGAACGGTCGGATAATAAAGCTGGAACTGATTGCCAGCCGATGCTCCGACATTCGCCTGTAATACGACTGCCGTACTCGCCTTAAATTTGGTAAACATATTATGGTTGGAAAAATCCTGTTCCGGATCAAGCGTTCCGGTTACCTCACGGTTAGAAATTCTAAACCCTTTTATTCCGTCTACGCTATTTGCATCCGGCCTCGGAGAAATAGTATTCCCCATATCCATTGTGAGCGCATTTATAATATCCGAATGCGTATCAATGGTAAAAGCCGCACTTTCAAATATAGGGGGAATTTCCGAACTCGCAAAACTCGGTGTAAGCTGTGCCACGGCAGACGGATCTACCCATAATCCCATAAAATTAAAACTTAATATCACAAATTCCCCGGCAACTGCATTAAATGAGAAATTCCCAACAGCTCCGGCAATGGCATATTGTATACCATCATAATTTGCTTTCATATAAACACTCTTCAAACTTCCCTCTGTACTCTCCGGCGTATAAGTCGCCCAACTTGCAGAATAATCTACCGTCATTGCACACGCCTTTAACAGTGCATCATATTCTAACGGAGTATTCGCAGTCGGTACAGAACCAATACCCTTCATTTCCAAATCAAAACTCACACTTATTACCTTGCCCCCAATTACAATGCCATCACTTGACAGTGTGGATTTATAATTGGCCCGTGCTAATTCCTTGGGGTCGGTTACAACACTCAAATTGCTCATTCTAATTGCATTTCCCGCACCCATTCCGCCGGGATCGGCTCCATAGCTTGATTCGGTTTTTGCCAATAAAACCCGATTCATTTCAAGGCCCATGTCAAATCTCCTTTTACTGAAACTTTAACTTTGTGCAGAACGTCATCGCTCCGCCCACATATCTTACAAATATAACCCTTATCTATAATTCCATCAATTTTACAAACCTCATTTTCCTTAACCTGTCCATGGTTCGGACATATATATATTCTCACGAGATACTCTCTGTAAAAGTGGTGCGTTCATAAACTATCCATTCTATCGCACATTGCCAGCACCAATTTCCCTGTTTCATAATAGGGTTTATTTCTCCCATAATAGGAAATTCAGCTTTTTCACAAGTGCTGTTCACTGTTAAATTTACCTTAAACTTATTTTTTATACCCTTCATTATATCATCTAATGTGGTATAAGTAATATTTGAACCGTTATCATCCTTCATGCCTATAAATCCGATTGTCTGTGTATTATAAGCTGTTCTTCCCGTGAAATAACTGCTAATACCTTCCTCATCGCTCAAGCACCTAACTTCCCATCCGATAAACCGGCTATTTGCCGCATCCCAAAATCTCTCCTTAAATTCCGCATCATTCCTATATCCAACTTTTCTCAAAAACACATTGTCATCCACCACATCGGTTACAGCTTTTATCAATGTTACAATTTCTGCCCCAACTGTAGCCCAACTCATAATTTGCTCAATCCTTGTTTAACCAATTGTCCCAACCATCTTTGTATCTTGCCATAGCTTTGTTTGAATGCATTTATCATCAAATAATATCCCGCTCTCGCCTTTTGTCCGGCCCGGCCCCTCTTAACATAACTCCGTCCTATCGCATAAGCAATTCTCTTTACATCATCCGGGTTCTCCGGGTGTATCTTTCTCTCTACCCATTTATCCAACGCTCCGGGCGGGGGCATCTTATTCGTCCACTTTCCGCCATACTCAATCACCAATGAATAATTCGCAATATTAAATATGGCGATCTTTTTATCCTTCGGTGTTCCCAATACTTCCGATCTCCTAAATCCGCCCTGATAATTTCCGGTTACTCCACGAATTCCCTTCTGTGTTGCCATTGTCATGCTCTTGTGCTTTATTTCTTCCGCCGAAGCAATCAGCCAATCATTCATAATCCATTGCATAACAATCGGGCGCTTATCATTGATCTCTTTCATGCGCTTTCTTAAATGTGAAGTATCTACGCTAACATCCATTACATATATTCCTTCTTGTGCAATACTCTTCTATGCTTTCTGTGAAAAATCGTATCAATATTATCCAATCTCATTGCCGGGGCATTATGTTCACTGTTTCCAAATATCCTATCTGTATATATTTTTTCAAACATAGATGCTTTATCCTTAAACTCCGCCGCCGGGCTTCTCTTGTCAACAAAATCCAGATTAGCCCCATCATCGCTTGTCTGGCTTAACTTGTTAGATTGAATCAAACATGCCCTTGCCGCCGCCAACGCTACAACCGCTCTCGTATCCTCTGTTCTCACATCATTTACATCGGCTGTATATTTCGTATAATACAAATGAAAACACTCTCCACTCTGTGGTGTATCACTTGCAAATATCAATTCATCCCCTGTTCCACTCGGCCTTTCCAGTGTCATCCAATTCCTGTCATCTATAAATTGAGGCGGGTTCTTATTTATCTTATATTCAATCTTGGTTATCACAGAAAAATCATATGTTAAATCGGTTGCCAGTGTAGAAAGATCATATCTT